TCCGTTCATCATCTTCGTCTACCAGGACAAGTTACCAGTAACGAAGTTTGACGCATGTCACCTGATCATGGAACGGGGGTCAGGTACTTTCATCTAAGATCATGACTCAAGTCGAATTGGATGCCCGTGTTCGGGAGCAAAAGGCAGCTGAAAAGGCAGCCAAGCTGAAGTATCGCGGCATTGCTTACATTTCTCACGCTACTAAATTCTAAGTAGCAGGAGTCGGGCACCTCAGAGTCGGACCCGGCTCCTCTTGGCATTGGCCTCTACGGAGATACCCTTTGCCGTCTAGACGGTGGGATAGACCACACAATATGCAACAAAAATTTTTCCAAACGTTTGGGAGCAAGTAACTTTAACTTTTCTCCTTTTTACAAATGGCTTATCCTGGATCATTCCAATCCAGTACCAACCCGGCTCAGGTTACTGAACTGGGTGCATCTAATTTTGGTACTGATCAACGTGCCCTTTTTCTCAAGCTTTTCAGCGGCGAGATGTTCAAGGGTTTCCAACAGAATACGATCGCTCGTGACCTGATCATGAAGCGGACTCTCCGTAACGGAAAGTCTATGCAGTTCATCTACACCGGTCGCACCGGTGCTGAGTACCACACCCCTGGTAACAGCATCCTGGGCAACGACAACCAGGCACCCCCTGTGGCTGAGAAGACCATCACCTGTGACGACCTGCTGATCAGCTCGGCATTCGTCTACGAATTGGATGAGATTCTTGCTCATTACGACCTGCGTAGCGAGATCTCCCGCAAGATTGGTTATGCTCTCGCTGAGAAGTATGACCGTCTGATCTTCCGTGCGATCACCAATGGTGCTCGTAACGCTAGCCCTGTGTCTGCCACTGACTACGTTGAGCCGGGTGGTACCCAAATCCGTGTCGGTAGCAACGCTGAGTTCTCTGACGCTTATAATGACACTGCTCTGGTCAACGCTTTCTTCGATGCAGCTGCTGCACTCGACGAGAAAGGCGTCAGCCAAGACGGTCGTTGCGCCGTGCTGACCCCTCGTCAGTACTATGAGCTGATCAAGGGTGTTAACTCTAACATTCTGATCAACCGTGACGTGCAGGGTGACGCTCTGCAAAGCGGTAAGGGCATCATGTCCATCGCTGGTATTGAGATCTTCAAGTCTACCAACATTCCTTTCTTCGGCAACTACGGTACCAAGTTCGGTACCACCGGTGGTACTACCGACACCGGTGTTGCTTCGCCTGGTAACCTGGGTGACTTCATCGACACCGCTGTTGAGGCTGCTGATAAGGTGGCTTCTGGTTCCTACGGTCCTCAGAACGAGTACGGTGCTGCTGACGAGTTCGCTAACAGCTGTGGTCTCATCTTCCAGCGCGAAGCTGCTGGTTGTGTGGAAGCTATCGGTCCTCAGGTCCAAGTGACCAGCGGCGACACCTCCGTCCTGTATCAGGGCGACGTGATCGTGGGTCGTCTCGCCATGGGCGCTGACTACCTGAACCCCGCTGCTTGCGTGGAACTGTTTGCTGGTACCGCTACCAAGCCTGCCGCATTCGCCTGATTTATTCTTGGTTATTACTGGGGGAGCTTCGGCTCCCCTTTTTTTTACTTTGTGATAGGTAACTATGCCCTTTCCTACTTATGCTGTGTCCACCGAACTGGATGCTGTAAATCAAATACTTAGCTCAGTGGGACAGGCTCCTGTCACCACACTAGATCTACAGAACCCTGAAGTATCTATTGTACTCAACACCCTCCGGGAAGTTAACCGTCAAGTTCAAGCTGAAGGTTGGATCTTTAACACTGAACGTCATTATGAATTGACTCCTGACAGTACAACAAAACATATTCTTTACCCGTTTAATATGCTTCAAATTGATACCAATGAGGAACATCATAAGGGTAAATATGATGTAGTAAAACGTGGTAATAAATTGTATGATCGACAGAACCATACTTACACTTTTGATAATTCTATTGTAGCAGACGTTCTTTGGTATTTTGATTTTACCGATGTACCTGCTGCTATCCAAGCTTATATTACGGCACGAGCTGCTAGAATGTGTGCTACCAAAATGGTGGGAGACAGAGAACTAAACGCTTTGCTGCAAGAGCAAGAACTTCAAACACGAGCGGGTGCTATTGAATACGATTGTAATCAAGGCGACTATACAATGTTTGGGTTCCGTGATGGTCAAAACTATTATAACAGCTATCAACCCTTCCAAGCATTGACGCGATGAGTACTTTAACCCAAAGGATTCCAAACTTTCTTCTTGGTATTTCACAGCAACCTGATAACCGTAAAATCCCTGGACAAGTACGGAACTCGCTGAATACCTTTCCAGACTATGCGCTTGGTCTGCTTAAGCGTCCAGGTGGATTATTTAAATCTGAACTTCAAGGCGCTACTTCTGATGGTACATGGTTTTCCATTCTTAGGGATCCTCAGGAAAAGTACGTCGCTCAATATGACGATAACGTATTCCGTGTGTGGAACCTAGAAGATGGATCTCCACGTGCTGTTAATATGGGCACCACTACAGGTGTCCCGGCTGGTTGTAACATCTTAGATACCCTAACCATTGCTAATGCAGGTACTGGTTTAACTAACGGCACCTTTACAGACCTAGAAACAGCAACCACTGGTAATGGTGAGGGCTTAACCGTAAATCTAACTATCGCAGAAGGTGTCGTTACAACTGCAACAATCAACAATTTTGGTACTGCAGCGTATGCCGCAGGTGATACAATTACCTTATCTGATACTGCAACGTACCCTAATGTTTCACTGACTTATACCTTAGCTCAGTTTAAAACTAGGCTTAACACCTACAACACTGCAGTAGACCTAGTTGAAACTCGCTTGGATGAGCTTAACACTGCTCAAGCTAATTACGCTAACTCTCTTGATAACTCAGTCAGTTACAAAGAAAAGGTATTTGAAGTTAAGTATTATTATCAACCTGACCCGGCTAAACCTCTTATTGTTGATCAATACTTGTATGCAGGTATCCTAAAAGATTCTAGTGGTAGGTATATTATTAGGAATCCCGATGCTGCAGTAGTAGCTGATAGGCTTATTATTACAAGTACTTTGCCTAGTGATGTTACTTTAGGTACAAACTTTACTAATGAGTATCCGGTTATTGCATCTGAAGGGTATGAAGTCTACCAAGCTATTTATACAAAAACTGGCTCAACCGCTGATAATTTAATTATTTCAGACGCTGGCAGTGGTCTAACTGATGGTACTTTTACAGACCTTGCTACAGAAACAACTGGTAGTGGTCAGAACCTAACCGTTGATATTGTTGTTAGTGGTGGTGAAGTTACCTCAGCAACGATCAATGCAGTGGGTCTAAACTATGATGATGGTGATACAGTTACTCTAACTGATTCGGAGTATTCTGATGTAAGTCTGGAGTATAACTCTGACGTTCAAGAGAAGTTAGATTTAATGACCACAGCGCAGACTAACTATGACAACGCTGTAACTGCTAGGAACACTGCTCTTACTAACTATAACACTGAAGTAAGTAATTGTGCCATTTCTTCTGTTCCTTCAACTGCTTATCTTAGCGGTGCTGGCGCTGATGATATTGAACTTCTTACTTTAAACGACTACACCTTTGTTCTTAATAAGGCAAAGCAAGTAGCATTTAATACCACCCAAAGTGCTGCTAAAGAGTTCCATGCGTTTGCTGTTCTTAAGGTTATTGGCTTAGGTCATTACCGTATTTTTCTAGATGATGAGCTGGCTGGTGAGGTTCAGGTTACCAGTACTAACGGTAACGATGATGCGGATGAAATCATTCAAGACCTTGTAACTGCAATTAACGATTTTACTCATACAAACGGTAAACAATGGACAGCCACTGCAGTTGGTCCAGGTATCTACATTGAAGATACTGTAGACTTTGATTTTAGGGTTGTTGGTGGTCCAGGTGAAGCATCTTTCTTTGGTTTTAAAGATACTGTACCAACAGTAGCTTCGTTGCCTTTGCAGTGTCACAACGGATATAAAGTCACTGTTGTTAACAGTGAAGATGTTAACGCCGATGACATGTACGTTGAGTTTGTCACTGACGTGGGTGCTGGTGGTAATCAGCCTGCTAACGGTCCTGGTACTTGGGAAGAAACTAACGGTTTTGAAATTAGTACTACGTTAGATCCTCTTACTATGCCACACGTTTTTGTGCGGCTACCTGACGGGTCGTTTTACTATGGTCCTGCTAATGGATCCATTCAACAAGGTATAACCTTACCTTCTTGGGGTACCCGTGATGTTGGTGATGAAATCACTAACCCAACGCCTAGTTTTGTAGGTAATGTAATCCGTAATATTTTCTTCTATCGTAACCGTTTAGGATTCCTTTCTAACGAATCAGTTATCCTTAGTAAAGCTGGTGATTATTTCAACTTCTTTGCTACAACGGCTCTGACAGTTACTGATGACGATCCGATCGACGTTAGTGCTACGTCAATTAAACCTGTTAATCTTCGTTACGTTAAACCAGCTACACTTGGTTTGGTGCTATTTAGTGAATTCCAACAATTCCTGATTGCAGGTAATGAAGATATTCTTACACCTAAGACAGTTAAGATTACCGAGTTGTCAAGTTATGAGTGTGATCCCGATGTGGAAGCAGTTGCACTTGGCACTACTTTGGCGTTTGTCTCTAAAACACCCCTGTACACTCGTCTATTTGAATTAGGTAATATTACCATTAACGATCCCCCGCTTCTGGTTGAACCTACTCAATATGTACCTGAGTTAGTACCAGAATCTATTGATTCAATGATTGCTTCTCCCGCATTGTCCCTGCTTTCAATGGGAACTGTTGGAGACTCTACTCTTTATCAATTCAGGTTTACTCAACAAGGTAACACTCGTGCAGCAACTACTTGGTATAAGTGGGAACTTACTGGAACTTTGTTGGATCAGTTTTTTGACGTAAACACACACTATGCTGTTGTCGCTAACGGTACAGATGAGGTTTACGTTCAATCCTATGATTTAACACAAGCAAGCGAAGAAGGTTTCCTTACTCTACCAACTAACGAAAGAACTGATGTTTGCCTTGATCTTTGGAACATCAATCCTTATCGAACCTACGATTCTACTAATGACACGACTAGAATCTTTCTTCCGTATGATTCAGTCAGCGGTGGAACGTTCTCTGTAGTAGTCCTAGGCGGCTACATAGGCAGCAGTTTAACGCTTACTAGTGCATCGGTAGGGGCAGTACTTTACCCCACCGTAGCGGGGACTGCAGGTGCCTTTTACGCTGATGTAAACGGTGATTACCGTGGACGTAACTTGATCATTGGTTACACCTACAACATGGAAGTAGAACTTCCTAAGTTCTTCGTCACTCAAACTGAAGGTCAATCAGCAGTATCTGACTTTACTTCAGATCTTATTATTCATCGCATTAAAGTGTCTACCGGTCTTAGCGGTCCTGTTAAGTACAAAGTAGATATTACTGGTCGCCCTGAGTGGAGTAATACCATTGAGGCTGTCCAGCCTAATGTGTATAATTTAAGTAATGTTAATTTGTCTGCTGAGGCAGTTCACACTATTCCACTTTACCAGCGTAATGAAAACCTTTCCGTTACAATTATTGGAGATTCACCTATGCCTGTGACTCTTCTTAGTTTGAACTGGGAAGGACGGTATAACACTGGTTTCTATCGTCGAGCATAATGTCTACATCCACCCGTGGTTTTACCTTTAAACCAGCTACCATTAACGACGTACTGGAACTAACCAGTCAGATGCTACCGAGAGGATTGCAGGACTTTGAAAGGGTAGGGCAACATCCTGTTCTTTCATTAGCTATGTACATACACGAAGATGACTCCTACCTGTTCTACGGACCAGATGGGAGTCTTTTCGGTGCATACGGAGTCAGTGAAGATAACATGTTTTGGGTTCAAATGACTAATAAAGTTAAAGAGAACCCAAGAACAGCGGTTAGATTCGGTAAAGCGTTAATGGAACATATAAACCGTCCTTATCTTTGGACGACTATTGATATTAAAAATACTGAACTAATTAACTTTGTGAAGTATTTAGGTTTTAAGGTACTACGGGTTTTCCCGGATGGACCTGACAATGTTTACTCTATAGAGATTGTACGATTATGCCTCTAAATTACGCAGGCGGAGCACTTACTAATGCTTTTTCATCAGGCACTTCTGGTATAACTGGCGGCGGTTTTGGCAGCTTTGCTGGTGGCAGTTTTAGTGCTGGTGGAGGCGGTGCCTCAGCTGGTCTATTTGCTAACCCTGTTGGTCTTGCTCTTGCTGGTGGTCAGCTTGCCTTTGGCATTGCTAACATGTTCCAACAGGATCAGCAGGCAACCCAGCAGGCTTATAACCAAGCCTACAGCAATGCAATGAGTCAATTTCGGGCTCAACAGCAAAACCAGCAAATTCAAGCAGCTTATACTGCTAAAATTGATTATGTAAAAAATCAGATTGAAAACAACTACACTGCTGCTCAAGCCTCTTGGGTTGCGGAGCAGATGAGAACTAATGAAGTTTATGATCGAGCTGCGTATCAAAGCCAAGCACTTCAAAAAATGTTGAAAGAGGCTATGGGTACAGCAGCTGCACGTGAAGTATACGGTAAAAGTGCTAGACGTGGTGCTCTTGTTGCTAATCTTGGTGCTTACGGGCGAACTCGTGCTCAGCTCGTAGATCAACTTATGAGCGAAACTATTCAAGCTCAAATGCGGATGAAACAGACTGAACAAAAGCTACAAGCAGCTAATAAAATGGCTGTTGCTGAGTTGGCTGTGATTCCACAAATGCAGTTTGTACCTCAGATGAATCAACAGTTTGGTCAAAGTGCTTTGAATAGCGCACTTCAAATTGGTCAAGTTGCTATGGGTGCATTCCAGACTGGTTGGGGAGTCACACCCCAAGGTGGTTCTTTCTTAGGTATTCAAAAAGCATAATAGGTATTACAAAACCAAAAGCTTAAAAAACAATGGCAGAATTTCAAGAACAGCAGTTGTTTCAAGGTGCAGCGCAAAGCCAAGGTTTTGCTCCTATGCAGGCACCTGATACATCTCGTTTCCTACGGGAAAACATGGGGACTATTGATGCAAATTTTGCACGAATGCAGTCCCAACAAGAGGCAGTAAACGAACGTAAGTTAAATGAGCAGCAAAGACTGCTTGAAACTTTAGGTCAGTTTTCTACCACTGCAATGAATTTTGCTCAAACATTGGGCAAAAATTACATTGATCAGCAGATTATTGAAGGTCAAAATAAAGCACGTAGCCTTGGTAAATCACTTAACTATGGTATCTCTGCTGAAAAAGAGCGGCAATTCACTGATACTTTAAATCAAGAGAAGCAAGTTCAGTCTCAAATGGCTGATGTTGCTCTTGGTATGGGTAAGCAGAATGCTCCTATTGAAGCAGTTAACTTTATCAAATCTCTCCCTCAATACCAACGTATTGGTGCTTATCGCACTTATCTAGCTAATAAAGCTGGTACTTATAAAGCTTATTTAGCAAACTTCCTTCAACGTGGAGACATCAATCTCCCTCGTCCTGGTGGTGGTACGTTTACTCCTCAGCAAGTCGATGATAATCCTGAGTTGCTGCAGATTGTTTTAGGTGCTGCTGGTCGGATGTTTATGGCAGAAGAAGTTGGTATTGGAGCAGACTTCAACCCTTCTGGCATTGCTGCTAAGCCATTGTACGAAGCAATGGATAAGGCAGATGACGAGTATATGTATAACATTCGTCAACAGAGTTCTATCAATAACTCTGCTGATATGGTTGCTCAAGCTCGTGAAACCTTCCGTGCTAATGGTGATCTTAATGCATTCTTGTCTGCCTTAACTGGTAGCATCGATGAATACGGTAAGATGCGAGGTAGGTCTGAAGCTCTGAATGAGATCTTTAAAGAGATTGAGACTGCTTATTCTGCTGGTGATACGGAGATCCTAAATGCCTTGGATCAAGTCGTTGACGGCGATGCTAAAGGTCAAACCTGGCGTCAACGGTTTGCTAACCGTATTGAAGGTGAGAAAGGTCTTAACGCTGCAATTGAGGCGATTGATCGTCGTAACCGTGCTCGGTTGGATGAGCAAGAAATCGAAGAGATGAAGCAGCGTAAGCGTAGCTGGGAAGATGCCATGAAAGATATGGCAAGCAGAGGTGAAACATTAACTGAATTCCAACAAAAGCAAGCACTGGAAGATGCTATGAAGGAAACAGGTAAACCTGCTTCTGCATTTCCTTGGATTACTGATACGATGACCAAAGAAAAACAGGATCGGGAACAAGAAGAAACTGCTCTTAATGACCTTCGTCGTAAGCGTGGTTATCTGATTGAATCTGATCTTCGTGATGTCAGTATGGACACGTATCGGAAGTTCATTTCGATTGTCCAAACCGACCAACCTCTTGCTACTATTCCTAAGCACTTTGAGTCTGACGCAAACAGTAAGATCAATGCTTTGACTGATGATCACTTCAAAGTGACTGAAGGTGATGCCCCTAAAACGAATGATTGGCAGGATATGGCACGTCGGGCACGTGATGCTTATCGTGTTTACATCCAAGAAAACATTCAAGCTGGTATGAGCCAGCAGGAAGCGCAGCAAAAAGCATTGGATCGTGTTGAGAAAAACTTTGCTGTTAAAACTTACACCAAAGATCCCAACGTCCCTTCAACTCTTCGTTATCGTAAGACCCTTAGCTCTGCACGTCTGTCAATGGCAGAAATGCCAAAGATTGACACCTATGTTTTTAACGGTACAGATAATGAACTTAAACAGCTTCAAGCTTACAGTAAAGGGCAAGGTGAAATACCTAAACTTTATTATGACTTGGCCGTTGGTCAAAAAAATCTTACTGCTTGGGACATTGCAGCCGCTCAGTATCGTGCAGCTGGATACGGAGAACTTGGGAAAAGTGCTAAAAGGGTTCAGTATGAACGGATGGACCCTGCAGTGCAAGCGGTTATTGACTACAAACCTAATGTAAACAGACTTAATCGAGCTACTACTTCAAGCTTTAATTCACAAACTTCCTCTTTGCCTAATCCTACTTTGAAACGTGCTGCAGATATTATTTCTAAGTACGAATCAGCGGGTGCTGGTGGTTACAACGCAGTCAACCAAGGTGGTGAAGCTGGTGGCACTAAGATTCCTGCTGGTTTTTATTCAGGTGATTTTAGGAAGATGCCTCAACACGGTGGACGTGCTCTTACCGACATGACCGTTGGTGAGATTATGGATCTTCAAGCTGATCCTGGTAAAACCAAAATGAGTAATACTGATTGGGTTAAGAAAGGTAAGCTTCATGCTGTTGGACGTTATCAATTCATTGGACCTACTCTGAAAGGTCTTGTGGAGCGTCTTGGCATTTCACGTGATCAAAAATTCACTCCTGCTCTTCAAGACCAACTATTCCTTTCTCTTTTAAAAAGTGGTGGTCTTGGGCAATGGGTTGGTCCTGCCAATTATGCTACGGCTGAAGAAAAAGCACTTATTAATCAAGCTCGGTCCTTACTATGACATATAGCAGTTTTGATCCGTCAAAAGTTCAGATTGATTCAGCTCGTAACCTTGGAAACCTGACGGATCGTATTAACCAAGAGCAAGAAGCTGAATTACAACAACCTACTCAGCAGCCTGAGCTTGATGAAGAGCAGCAAAAACAAGCTGCTGCAGAATATGAAAAAGAAAAGGCTGCGATGCCTACTTGGCGTCGTACCTTAGAAGAAGGTAAAGCTGATCCTGATCTTATTGCCGAGAGTAATATGACTCTTGAGCAGAAGGCACAGGCACGTCTTGATGAAATGCGAGCTGCTAAGCGCAGTATGCAACCAAGTCAATACGGTCTCAGTGAAAACACCCTTGAACTCTTTGATGCCATTAAAGGTGGTGCTGCTAAAACTTGGTCATCTATTATGACCTTGCCTGAACGTGTCGTTGACATGTCTACTGGCGCTATGCAGCGTGAAATTCAAGAGACTGGTAAATACCGTCCTGAGTTTGATCCTCTCTCCCTGTCTGATTACGACCCTGGTCTTAAAACTTGGTGGGGCAAACTAATGGAGATGGGCGTTCACTTTACTGGTTTAGCCGGTGGAGTGAAGTCTATTCCTGGTGTTGGTGCTAAAGTTGCTGGTGGCGGTGTTGCAGCTGACATCGGTGTTGGCTTTGCTAGTGACATTGTTTCTTCTACTTCTCAAGAAGGTAACCTGTCCCAAGAGATTTTTGAGTCTAAGATTGTTGAACGTGTCCCTTACATGGGTGAGTTCCTTAATCGTGGTATTGGATTGCTTGCTACTAAAGATTCTGATCACCCTTGGTTGAAGACCTTTAAGAATGCTTTTGAAGGCATTGCAGCTGACGTTCTTGTTGGTTCGGTGCTTCGTAAATTTGAAGGCGGTGAAAAGCTAGATGCTGACCGTATAGATGACATCTCACGACAGATTGGCGAAGCTACTGATGCTGAGGCACAGGCTGATGCTATTAACTACGCAGCAAGTCGTGGAGAAATCATCAAAGGTGAAGATCGTCTTCAACAGATTCAGAAGAAGATTGATGAGATGCCTGAAGGTGCTGATCGTGATGCTATCCAAGAGCAGTTTAACACCATCAAGCAAAACCTTGATGATCAAAAGGCAGATCTTGAGAAGGGTAAGTTCAGTGCTTACACTAACCGTGACATGGCTGATCCGTGGCAGGGTGCTCCTAGCTCCCGTGCTAAGTCTGCCTTCGACGGTGCTGAGCAAGCTAAGCGTATGAGTGACCAATGGGATACTCCTGGCGCTGGTTCTACTGACTCCATGTTTACGCCGGTTCAAGCCTATCGAATGGCGACTGAATCTGGTATGACTGAAACTGAGTTGGATCGTCTTGCTAAAGAGCTTCTGACTGATAGTCGTTATCAAGAGATGAAGGCTGAGGTTGCAAAAAATAAGATGACCTTCAAAGAGGTTTATGGATATGCTTTTGAGCGTATGCAAGAAACTATTGGTCGTGATGCTACCTCTACTGATCCTGAAGACTTCTGGAAACCCTTCCTTGATGATGTTCAAGACCGCTTTGGCGGCATTGAAGCGTGGTCAATGAAGAACGTGGTTGCAGCTGACCTTGTTAATGCTTCGTTGTTTTCTCAACTGCGTGACCTTGGTATTGCTAGCCGAGAGATCTTTGACATTGCTGATGTGATGGATACTGATGGTCCGATGAAGACCATCGCTGAACGTCTGATTGTTGGTCTTACTAACGTTAAGCGTTCTCGTTATCTGATCTCTACTGAGTTCCGTAAGCTGCAAGGTCCTAAGGCACAAGCTGCTTTGAAGGAACGTGTTGAAGGTTTCCGTGCTGAATCGGAAGCTGCTGTCAATATGTTTATGGAGATGGCACAGAACTCTGATAATGATGCTGTTGCCAAGGCTTTGGTTGAAGCATTCTCTATGAGCAATAAGATCCAAAACTGGAAGGATCTTGATGCTTACATGAAGCAACGGATTCGTAACTTTGGTCTGCAAGGTGACGCCGGTATTGTTATTAAAGAGCTGCAGGGTGTGATGATGCACAGCATCCTTAGCGGTCCTAAGACGGCTCTGAGAGCAATGTCTGGTACGTTTACTGCTGCTGTACTGCGTCCTATGAACACCGCTGTTGGTGCTAGTATGCGTGGTGATTGGGATACTGCTAGAGCTAACATGGCATCTATGAATGCCTTTATGCAGACTATCCCTGAAGCTTGGAAACTTTTTAAGACTAATCTTGGTTCTTACTGGGCAGGTGACGTTGCAACTGTTAAAACTCGGTTTGCAGAAGCACGTACTAAAGCTGATGACCAATGGGCACTGTATGAGAACTGGGTAGACACACGTGGTAGTGATGCAGATAAAGCTGCATTTGCTATTGCTAATATGGCTCGTTCTCTTAATGATAATAAATTCCTGACTTACAGCACTTCTATCATGGGTGCTACTGACGATGCCTTCACTATGCTGATGGCACGTGCACGGTCCCGTGAAAAAGCATTGCGTCAAGCAATGGATGAGGCTAAGACGGGCAATGTGTCTGAGGTTACTCCTGAACTTCTGCGTAAGTATGAAGATAACTTCTACAAAGATCTGCTTGATGCTGATGGCAACGTTAACATTGAAAGCGATCTTTATCTGAAGTCTACTGTTAAAGAAGCTACTCTTACTCAAGATCTCAGCGGTTTTACTGCTGGTCTTGAAGGTTTGTTTAATAGCTATCCTTTTGCTAAACCATTCTTCCTGTTTGCTAGGACTGGTATTAACGGTCTGATGCTCAGCTACAAGAGTATGCCTGGATTGGGTCTTCTCCATAAGCAATCCGTTGATATTCTCCGTGCTAAACCTGAAGACCTTGATTCTGTTCTTAAATACGGGATTAACAACGCGGAAGACCTTGCTAACGCTCAAGCTCTAATTGCTGGTCGTCAAGCTATTGGTGGCTCTATTGTTACCATGGCTGGTATGCACTACATGAACGGCGGTCTTACTGGTAATGGTCCTCAAGATAGGCAACTACGTAAGCTTTGGATGGATACTGGTTGGCAACCTCGTAGTATTAAGGTTGGCAATGTTTGGGTCAGTTATGATACCTTTGAACCATTTAACACTGTTCTTGCTGCTATTGCTGACATTGGTGACAACATGAAGCTAATGGGTCCACAATGGGCTGAACAGAATCTTATGACTGTTGCACTGGCTGTTGCTGGTACTGCTACCAGTAAGTCTTATCTGCAGGGTCTTGGTCAGTTTGTTGATTTGTTCTCTGGTGAATCTAAGCAACACGAAAAGATTATTGGTGGTCTTCTAAACAACACCGTGCCTCTTGCTGGTCTTCGTAATGAAATTGGCAAGATGATCAATCCGCACATGCGTGAGATCAATGGTAGTCTTGTTGAAAGTATCCGTAACCGTAACCTTCTGACTGAATTTGGTGATGATGCTCTGGCTGTTAAATATGACATCCTGAATGGCAAACCAATCCGTGATTGGAACTTTATGGAACGTATGTGGAACTCCCTGAGTCCTATCAGTCTGCAAATGATTGATAGTCCTGGGCGTACTATGCTGTGGAACAGTAATTATGATCTTCGGCTTGTGAGCTATAGCTCTCCTGACAATGTTGATCTTTCTGAATATCCTCAGATGCGTTCATGGTTCCAAGAAGAGCTTGGTAAGTTGAATCTTGAAAAGACTCTTGATGAACTTGCTGGACGTGAAGATGTGAAAGCATCTATCAAACTTATGCAAGATGATGTACGGAATGGTAAACGGGATCTTGATCCTATGAAAGCTTACCTGCATAACCGTCTAATTCGTGATAGGTTTGAACGTGCACGTAAGAAAGCATGGGCAAAAGTTCGTGAGAATCATTTTGATGAAACTAATGTTCTTTACGAAGAACGTGCACAAAAACGTATTGATCTTTATCAAAAGCTTCGTGAAAGCAAAGGTCAACTCATGCCTAACATTTAATTCACCCATTCCCAATTATTTACTAGCGTAAATGGCTGTAGTAACTGAAAACTTTTTTACTGGGGATGGTTCAACCACCTCATTTGTTCTTACATTTGAATACATTGATGAGGCAGACGTTAAAGTAAGTGTTAACGGTACTGTCCAAGCTACAACTGCATACTCCTTTGCCAACGCTACAACGATTCTGTTCGGTACTGCACCTGCTAATAATACCGAAATTAGAATCTATCGGGACACGGATATTGATGAACTGAAAAGCACGTTCTTTGCAGGTTCATCTATCCGTGCACAAGATCTTAATCAAAACTTTGAACAAAACAACTTTGCTGTTCAAGAGATTAAGAACTACACTTGGGATAACGAGACCGATACCATCCATAGTGACGAAACGTGGGTAAGCTCTGACACTCAGATTGCTACCACCGCTGCTATGGATGCGCGGTTCCAAGATGAAGCAGCAGAAACTATTACTAGTGCGGAGACTTGGCCAGACGATGATGATACTATTGCCACGACTGCTGCGATTGATAACCGCATTGATACTGCTATCACTAATGATATTGGTACCGATGGCACTGGTATCACCGTAACCGATGATGGTGACGGTACGATCACTCTTGGTCTTGCGGCTAACACTATTGATTTTGATCGTATTAAAAACGACGACATTATCACTTATGCAGAGCAGGATGCTGGTTCTCCAGCTGCTGCTGATAGCAATATCTTTACTGCTAGTGCTGCTGCACGTCGTTTTGATACCATTGTTCAAACTGCAACCCCTTCAGGTACTGATTGGGAAACAGGTAAAACTTGGTTGCAAAATGATGCTGATCTAACTCTTTCTGTTTGGGACGGATCTGCTTGGACTGAGGTTACCTCTGGTGGTACGTTTACTAACCAGCCTAAGGTAATTTATGTTGACGCTACTGCTGGTGATGACGCCAACACTGGTCATCGTATTAGCGGTCCTAAGAAAACTATTAAGGATGCCATTGCAGACATTAACGCTGACTCTACTTATGGTGACGGCAGTGTTGTGATTGTTGCCCCTGGTGTTTATCAGGAAGAAGCTCCCATTCAAATCCAAAAGAAAAACGTTTCTATTATTGGTAACGCACTGCGTAGCTGTATTGTTCACCCTACGGTTGCAACCCAAGGTGATCATGCTGACGGTAATCATGCACTGTTTGAACTGAATAGCGGTTCTTACATTTCTAACCTGACGTTGACTGGTATGAAAGCCGGTACGTACAGTTCTGGTGATCCTAACACTTTGGATTCGGCACTACCTAAACGTCAAGGTTGGAACTTTGCATTCTACAGTGGTGCAACAATTACCAAATCTCCGTACATTCAGAATTGTACTAACTTCTCTGACTCGGAAATTGATAACAGCGATATTAATGTTAATACCCCTGCTGGTGGTTTGGCAGGAGACGATGACTCCGCGCCTACTGGTGGTGGTCTGCTTATTGACGGTTCTGTTGTTGACAGTGCTTCACCGTTGCGTTCGATGGTGTGCGATAGCTACACCCACGTTGGTCTGAATGGTCCTGGTATTCTTGTTACTAACAACGGCTACTGTCAGGCTACCTCTAGCTACGCATTCTTTAACAAGTACCACATCAAAACGTTGAATGGTGGTCAGGCTAACCTGGCTGCATCTACTACTGACTTTGGTGATCAAGCACTTATTGCTGATGGTAAGTCTACTACTGCCATCTTTACTGCAACTGTTAATGGTGCTGAAAGTAGTGGAGCTACCGAGTTTGATGTTGATAATATAACTGCAGGCACTGACTGGTTTGGTACCGACGAAAGACCTGCAACTAACATGTTGGTTGAGGTTAATAGTGTCATCTATCCTATCCTGAGTGCTACTGCTATTACCGGTGGGTATACGGTTGAGATTAGTCGTCCTGATCCTAATGATCGTTCTACTAACCTTGGTTTGGATGGTGCTATTTCTGACGACGATGATGTGTCGTTCTACCTGCGTTCCATGATCGCTTCTAGCGGTCACACGATGGAATACGTTGGTAGCGGTACCGATTATCGTGCATTGCCTGAAAACGGTGGTGTGCCGGATGAAACCAAGCAAATCACTGAGCTTAACAACGGTAAGGTTTGGACTGCTATTACCGACCACAACGGTAAGTTTAAGATTGGTGGTAACCAGACTGATGACCCAATCTTTGAAGTAGATCAGCAAACCGGTTTTGTTACTATTCCTACTGGTTCTTATGCCTTTGACGTGTTGTCGGATACTACTCCGCAACTTGGTGGTGACCTTGACGTAAACGGTAATACCATTACTGGTCTTCCTACTACGCCTACTGCTGCAGATGAAGCAGCGTCTAAGGCATATGTGGATGCTCAGGTAGGTACAACCGATGTTGTTACCGACACTACGCCTCAGCTTGGCGGTAACCTTGACGTAAATGGTAACACGATTACCAGTACGTCTAACGCTAACGTTGTTATTGATCCTAACGGTACTGGCACTGTTGACGTAAGTACTAGCCGTATTACCAGTGTTACCGATCCTACTGATGCACAGGATGCTGCTACCAAGAACTACGTTGACACTGAAGTAGCTGATGTAGTTAAAACTACAGATACTGGTACAGTGTCTACCACAATGATTGCAGACGATGCAGTCACTGCTGCAAAGCTGGCTGACACCGCTGTAACCGCTGGTAGCTACACCCTGTCTAGCATCACGGTTGACGCTCAGGGACGTATTACTGCTGCTTCTAGCGGAACAGCAGGGGGTGCCGACAACATTACCGAAGGCAACACCGTTGTTGAGGTTGTTGACACGGGTACTGACGGTCATATCACCTTCGACACTGAAGGCAGTGAGCGAGCAAGGTTTGATCCGTCGGGTCGCCTTTTGGTTAATACAACCAGCGAGTTTGGCACAAGTTCGCGGAGTTCTTTTTACAGCCTCATCCAAATAAGAGGCAACACCTCTGCGGCTACTAGCGACGGCAGAATCACCCTGGGTACAGGAGCAACAACAGGATCTAATACATCACTGGGATCACTTTATTTTTGTGATACCGATGGCGGAGATCGTGCATTAATCAGGGGATACAGCACATCTGCAGGTGGCAGCGGAAACTACCCCGGTTATTTAACTTTCTGGACGAACGACGGAAGCGCCAATCCGACGGAGCGTCTACGTATTGCCAACGATGGTCAACTCTCTGCAGTTGTCCCCGGTGGTACCACTCTTTATCCCGGTTATATGTGCCGGGCATGGGTGAACTTTAACGGTACTGGCACAGTTGCTATTAGTGCAGATGGTAACGTCACCAGCATTACGGATGACGGAACAGGTCAGTACACAGTAAACTTTACAACAGCAATGCCGGATGCAAACTACGCTCTTGTAGGTAGTGTTAACAGAGCTAACGGCGACACGGTTCTTAACGCACTCAGTGTGCAACTTAATGGTACTACACCACTTGCTACTGGATCTGCAGCCATTATTGTAACCGGTCAGAATAACAGTGGCAGCGATAGAAACACTATTAGCGTAGCTATTTTCCGGTAATTTATTATGCAACGTATTCTTTTTCCTAACTCTAACGGCGGTGTTAGCGTCGTTATTCCTACTGATGCATTGCCCATCGAAGACGTTTGTCAGAAAGATGTACCCGCTGGTAGCCCTTACCTGATTGTTTCGGTAGATGACATTCCGTCTGACCGTTCGTTCCGTGAAGCTTGGGAAGCTGATTTCAGTAACCCTGACGGAATTGCCATGGGTGAAGCTGCTTGGCGGGCTGCAAACGAACCTGCTGAAGAGGAGGTAGCTGAATGATTAACATTAACATGACCAAAGCGCGGGACATCCACCGCGAGAAAGTGCGTGAAGCACGTAACCCTAAGCTTGCAGCTAAAGACGTTGAGTTCCAACGTGCCCTTGAGACTGGTGCTGATACCTCTGCCATTGTCGCTGATAAACAAGCACTGCGTGATGCTCCAGCTTCCGCCGCTATTGAGGCGGCAACTACTCCTGATGAACTGAAAGCATCTTGGGATGCTGCGTTGTTGGGAGACTCACCTTATTAACTTAGAACAATGATTGCACTTATCCGTCCGATCCTTTTCACCTTTCTTGGTTCTACCCAGGTGAAGCGTCTGATCGTTGACCTGCTGAAGAAGCTGTCTGAGTCCACCGACAACACTATCGACGATAAGGCTGTCGAATTTATTGAAAACGGACTTTTTCCTAAATAATGACTATCCGGCTGACCGATGTAGCCAAGTACTACAAGGGTTTGCCTAATCAAATAAAGGCTCTTGAAGCTCTGGAGCGACTCCTGGGCGACGAGGGTCTTTCTGATTCTCAGGATTGGGTACAGCTGTGGCGTTTGCCTGCTCCTAAAGCACCATCTAAAACGTTTGATAATTCGTGGGATGGAATTGAAGCAGCAGCCGCTGCAGCTGGCTGTAAGTTTCCTGAGGTTGTGGCAGCCCAATGGGCGCTTGAATCTGCATACGGAACCGCAGTAAGCGGTAAAAACAACTTCTTTGGAATTAAAGGGACTCCAGGAACCCTCAAAACTACCTGGGAAGACTACGGCAACGGTCCTGTCACCATTAAAGCCACCTTTAAGGACTTTGCTACTCCCTACGATTGCGTAAAGCATCTCGTAGATCAGTGGTACAAAGACTATAAAGGCTATAAAGGCGTTAACCGCGCAACGACAAGAGAGGACTGTGCCTACCTGCTTAAAGCTGAAGGTTATGCAACGGATCCGATCTATCCAGAAAAACTGATCCGTCTCATGACCCAACATGACTGAAGCAATTGTATCTGCAGGTGTAGCCGCTATTGCTGGCTTTGCTGCTCTTACAAATCGAATACATCAACGCATCAATCGTGTCCATGACCGGGTAACCGAGATGGACCGACGTATTGACAATTTTGAACTCCGTGTTGTGTCCTCTTACGTTCAAAAGACTGACTTAGCCGCTGTCATTGACAAGATGGAAAGTCATATGGACCGCATGGAAGAAAAGCTAGATCGAATTATTATGCGACATGGCTAAAAAGAAAGCAACTGAAGACCAGTTTAACGAACTTCACAACCTTGTTACTCGTGAGTTCCTTCAGCGTATTAAATCTGGTGAAGCCACCACGCAAGACCTTAAGGCGGCGTGTGACTGGTTAGCCAAAAAT